CGTTACCACGCATAGCGTTGCGGCTCCATTTACGATCACCGCGACTCGGCCGAAGGTTTTCCGTGTTCTGGGAAAACCCAATCCGACCACCGGGCTGATCAAGGATGTGCCGATGAACCAGTACACGGTGCTCACCCGCAAGGGTGTGCTTCCGCTGGCTGGCCAGCCGTACGTCAACTGCATGATCAAGACAACCATCTCGATCCCTGCAGGTAGCGATACGGCCGATCCGTCCAACTTGAGGGCTGCGCTCTCCGCTCACATCGGTGCACTGAACCAGCAAAGCGCTGGCATCGGTGATACCGCTGTCGCGGGCATTCTCTGATTTTGATGTAAGTTTACTCGAAAGGCCCATCAGGGCCTGTCTTGTAGACACTCATCATATTTCGGAGATGGCAAACCTTCTCGTAGTACTGATGCTGTTCATCGTCACACTGGAGCTTCTGCTATGCGTATTCACGCTGGTACTCTTGCTTCGTTACTCCAGGCAGATCTCGATACGGCTGGATGGTGTGGATCGCTTAGATCCTATCCAGGAGAACCGAAGAAACAGTATGCAATGACATCTTTGTCCAAAAGTCTTGTCAAGAAGTACCTTATGGGTACTGCTGACACTACTCCGGACGCTGATGCTGCTGCATTAGAGTTGTTCATGAAAGTGAACGACTCCTGTTCTGTCTTCAAGTACTCCGATTCCGGCCGCCCGGACTGGGTTAGAGTTGCTATGGGGGAGGCGAAAGCCTTTCTCTATAACTTCTTCTATCCCAGGAATGATAGCCCTGATCTGGACGATTGGGGTTATCACGAAACCTTCATTCTAACCTATGCAGAAATCGCACGAGGTTTTAATGTTGGTCCCGGAGCTAGTTTGGGTGCTAAGTCAACTGACTTCTATTCGAAGTTAGCGCTCAGTCCCCTTACGGCATCGAGCCCTGCTCTGCACAAGTTATACGTGCAGGCAATCTGTCAGAACCAGACATGGTCGGATATGGAAACTTTCCGAGCTAACGTTCTTGGTTCGCAGATTGTCAAGAGTAGCCGTTTGTCTTTTGTCCCTAAGTATGCGAACATAAGCCGCACTATATGTACCGAACCGCTTCTGAACATGATGTTTCAGAAGGGGATAGCTAGCGTTCTTGAACGGCGTATGCGGCAGGTTCTGAAGATCGACCTGTCAACACAGCCAGACATCAACGCTCGCCTTGCTCGGATAGGGTCTGAAACTGGAAGATTTGGTACTATCGATCTATCCAGTGCATCTGACTCTATGTCTTTATCTCTAGTACGCGAATTCTTCCCAGCTGACGTTGTTCGTTGGCTGGAGCGGACTCGCTGCGAATCGACCGTCCTTCCAGATGGTCGTGAGATAAAGCTACATATGATATCGTCTATGGGAAATGCTTTTACTTTCCCTCTACAGACGATTTTCTTTGCGGCCTTAGTCTACGGTGCTTACCGTGCGATGGACATCCCGTTCATTCGTACGCGAGAGCATTCGCTTGGCAATTTTGCCGTTTTCGGAGATGACATCATAGTAGAGAACCGGGCTTATGACCTAGTTATCGAAATGTTGTCGCTCTCCGGATTCAGCGTTAACGTAGACAAGTCCTTTAACGAGGGACTTTTTCGCGAGTCGTGTGGTCATGATTATTATCATGGCTACAACGTCCGAGGAGTCTATATTAAAAGACTCCGTGACGCTAACGACTGCTACTCTGCTATCAACCGCCTTAATAGGTGGTCTGCTCGCCATGGGGTTGCCCTTTGTAATCTCGTGGGTTATCTAAGTCATAAGTGCAGGTTTTTGCCTGTTCCCTACGACGAGGATGACTCAGGAGGTATAAAGGTCCCTGAAGTGTTGCTCACTAAGCGAATCCGGAGTAAGGATACACAAGCAACTGCTTATCGTGTATCCGTCCTCAAGGCTCGTAAAGTGCGCGTAGACCCCCCGCAAGGTAAACCTAAGTTGCCCAACTGGTATGAAAACCCAGATGGTCTTCTGTTGGCTTTATTAGCAGGGAGTATTAGGGACGGCTTCGTCGGTCTTAGATCTACTGACCGGAAAGCCGCTATCAGAAGAAGGTATAGTTCACGTTGGGACTATATCCCTTTCGCCCATGCAGAAATGCATGGTTATCACGCACGCTGGAAGGCGTTCGTGAGCATCAACCTCGGTAAGGTATGATGCACCTTCTTAGAGGATAACTTTTCCTCTCCCGGGACACAAAACCAAAG